TAATAGGACTAATGATAATACTTATATATTATTATTGCAGACCTTTTTATAGGTTATAGAAATCATTACCATAGTCCTAATGAAGACTACTTAAGGAGCTGTGAATTTGAGTACATAATTTAGTTCATGAGTTAAATTATAAAACTTTTATAAATTTCATGAAAAAATAAAATTATGTACTCAAAATGATCTTATAAAGACTAATGATAATACTTCTATGTTCCTTTTGAAGATCTTTGTATAGGTTATAGAAATCATTACTATAATCCTAATGAAGACTAACCTTTTAGATTTTTTGACATACAATATCTCATTTTAAATCTTCAAGGGTGTATATTGTACAGTATTTGCTATTTCACGCTTACAATCATATTCAGGCTTACCTCTAGGGTCTATAAGCATATGAAAATGAAAATCAATATCCATTTCTTGCTCGGTTTTACCTTGTTGTTCTATTACATATATATCTTTGAAGCCATTTTTTTTAATAATTTATCTATAGCAGTAATAAATTGATCATAAGTACCATCAGGTGATGGATTGATAGTAACAAATAAATAATCAGCATGAGTATCTTCTACCTTTATAGTTTCTGCAAACTCATTTCTCAAGTTCTTTTACATTATCATATAATACATGTAATTCTTCTTCTTCACATTCTCCCATAGATAATAATAGCCTTCGCCTTTCCATATATAATTGTTCAAATATTTTAGATCTAGCACGGAGCGATGCCTTACTAATCTCATTATTAGAATTCATTAATGCCTTTATCTCTAATATATCCATTTATTTCCTTTACTAAGATTAGTTCTTTTGTCTACAATCTGTAAATTAGTATGATGACAACATTTTGCAAATTCAATAGGGTCAATTAAGTTAAATTTACTCTTTGGTTTTATGTGATCAATTTGATAATAGTGAACATCAAGTTTTTGCTTGTAAATATGTTCGTAAAATTTTATTTTTTCACAGCATATTTTGACTACCTGTTCAAAATCTGCAACCTTAAACATGTCAATAACAAAAGATTTTGTTTTATTATGCATCTTTGTATAGTCACAGTTATTTGATGTAGCTATTTTGAAAATTATTTTACGTAAAATGCTATTTAATTTATCAAGTTCTTTTACACCTGGTTTACAAATTGAACATTTCTGTTTATGTTGCTTATGTTGACATATTTCATTACCAAAACAACCATCTATTTTACATCTACCTTTTGTGGTTCCATGTATACATTTATTGGGCTTTTTACATTTTGTACATATATCACAATTACCATTTCTTGGTATAAAAATATTCATGCATTTAATACATTCTTTTGCCTTCAGCATATTTGACCTATTATATAAAAAAATATAGACAAGTATCAATCTTTCATACAATCAGAAATATAGTGAAATTTTTTTGACCATTTGTATGACATTACTATAGAGTTGAGTGTATCTTATAGTTTGTTTTCCAACTATGATGTCAGATCATCCATGCACTTTCAATATATAAAATAAAGTAATCTATAAAAATACAAAAATAAAATATTTACTTGGAAAGTCTCTTTAAGTCCTTAACAGACTTTTTCAAAAAATCACCAATTTTTTTGGTAGATTTCATAAGCTTTTTGGGAGTTTTTTTTATACTGGATACAGGATGTGAAATTACTTCTTCAACATCTTTTTTGAAACCTTTCATTTTATGCAAAATAGATGATATAGCCTCTGTAAATACAGGTATCAAAATGCCAGTAAAAAATGCTATGATGAATAAAATAAGTTCAATAGTTGTCCCCATCATTATAATATCTCTACTTATACCTTCAGAACACTTGCATTTTTCATTTATTATATATCTAACATATTCAAAAGTTAGATATATATATATAACGAAAATAAAGTAGAAAACAGTAGTGACAACAGACATCAATACAAAAATAGTTTCACCAAAAATCTCATTTATATTTTTTAATGAAATGAAAGATGTAAATAGTAAGAATACTAGTGAAATTATGGTATAAGATTTAATGAAATCTCTATACTTGTGCTCAGCACAGTAACATCCAATTGTCTCTAATTTATAAATATAAGCCAAAATAACAAGAAGTAAAATAAATATAATAAGGTTTAAAATCACACCTCCTATATATCCTATATCAAAATTATATTCCATCATTTATCTATTATAATAGACTATTTTTTTCTAATATATCATAAATTAAAAATTTTGAAGAACTTTCAAATGAAGTAATATCTAATTGTTTTATATTGTTTACAATTATATTATTGTTATGAAGTTTTAGTATTTTACTTATCTGTTCTAATAAAATATCAATAATATATTTATGCACCTTATCATATTTATCATATTTTTTATTCATATATGTAATCATAAATTCATATATATCATTTAGAACAATATCAATATTTTTTGACAACTTTATCCATATGTTATTCAAGCAAAAAATTTCTTTTTTCCATTTAACATAATTACAATATAGTTCATACTTATCATCAAGTATTAACAGATTGTTTTCAAAAACATAATCAGGAGGCATCCATTCTTTATTATGTACATAGTTATTCCATAATTTATCAATACTTTCATTTAAAAAAGAAACATCAAAAAAAGATAATAGATTCATATATAAATTATTGTTACTAGTCTTAACATAAGACCATATAAGTAATAAATGTTCTTCTGTATTTTCTAGAATACTCTTAATTTTATCATATATAACATCTGAATTTTTTTCAGTAAGTTTGTTCAAAAGACCTACTAATTTCCGTTTGTTTAATGAATTATCTGTAAAATCTGGAATAATTATATGGAATTTATTTTTGACTTTATTAAACTGTTTATCTTTTTTATTATTTTTCTTCTTTTCCCATATCATTTTTGGGTCATAAAATGCTTTAAAGCAAGAGAAGTTTTCTTTCAAATAATTGACTTTTTCTAGAAGATTGCTTGGAATATCATCATGATTTGTATTTTGTAAATTATTTTGAAATACAGATAAGTCAATCCTTGCTATATTATGCATATAATATAACCTTAGATATAAAAATAATTACAATCTTATATGTTTTTGTTTTTACACAAACACAGTATACACATATGACAAAATGATGTATATATAAGATTAATTCATATTATATACAATATGAATTCAAAATATTTCATTCAAGATTTGGAAAATTTGTATAAATCACATTCAATATATAGAGCAATTGTGGTAACTATGATAGGAAATGAAACTATGTATAAAAATATGCTTGAGAAATATAACCATACTATTATGATTGTTGACACAATTACAAATATTGATTATGAAGATATTAGTGGAAGGGTTTTGATAATGAATACTTATATTTTCGATAAATTTATTGATCATATGTGTAATAAAAAATATACATCATATAATCTAATATCCTTTACATATGATCTTGATGAAGAAATAAAAAAATATTTGAAAGAAAAATATTATAAAGTAATGAATAATATTGATAATACAATTATTATGTAAAGTATATATAGAAATGATTAAATTAAGTAATAGGAATAAATATATTCTATTATTTTTTACATTTTTAATATTTTGCTTAATAATGGTGCTATTGTTAAATAGAGATAGTATTAGAGAGACATTTTATACTGTAGTATCACCAATAACAGGTAATAAAATATATATAGAATACTATTATTCAGATAGTTGTGGACATTGCATAGATTTTAATAAATCTGGTGTATGGGATAGACTTCAAGCTGTGAAATGGACAAATGTAATATTGAGAAAATATAACATTGCTGAAAACCAAGAAAGAGCAAGTAGATTTAATATAAATTCAATACCTACTATAATATCAACAAAGAATGATGTAATTGTTCAAACATATAATGGAGAGAGAAGTTATGAAAAAATCAAACAATTTATAGATCAATATGAGAATACTTCATTGCAATAAATTTTTTGTAGGAGGTATTACAACATTATTTTCGTTCATAATGACAACCAATTGATCACGTAAAGTATTGTGATATCCATTTAAAAACTCCCACTCTTTTTCTATTTTTTCAAATTCTTCAACATTTTTTAAATTTATTTCTTTAGAATCATAAGATTCCATCTGCTTTTCCAGTTCTTTTTTCTTGGTTAAAAGATTGTCTATTTGACCTTCCAAAATACGTATATTACCTAAAGGTGTAGGTTTGTCATTAGCCATTGCTGATTTATCAATTAATTCCTTAGATGCAATATTCATAATAATAAGTAAAAATTTAATTCTTATATGCCTAATGTAATATAAGAATTAATATCATAATAAAAATATAGCAAAATAATAAAATGGGTGGAGGATTACTACAATTAGTGTTATCAGGACAGCAAGATCAATATATAACACAGAATCCTCAAATGAGTTTTTTTAAATATGTATACAAACGTCATACAAATTATTCTATGGAGAGTATACCATTATATTTTGAAACAAATCCTCAATTGATACCAAAAGGAGATTTTGCTGAATATAAATGCTATATAAAAAGATATGGGGATTTATTAAGTAATTTGTATTTTTCTTTTACTCTTCCAAATATATATTCATCAGATAAATATAAATTTAGATGGATAGAAAATATAGGAAATATCTTTATTAAAAAAGTAACAATTACAGTAAATGATATTGTGATAGATTCAATTGTAGGTGAATGGTTATCAATATGGAATGAATTATCATTAAAAGATAATGGGTCTTATAATAGATTAATAGGACAAACAGCAGAATTAATATCACCAACAATTGCAGATACGCGTGTTGGCGTTAAGAACAATAGATTTTATTATATTTTTTATCCAGCATCAAGTTATGTTAATGGAGATCCTCCATCAATAAAGTCAAAAAGGTTGTATGTACCTTTAAATTTTTGGTTTACGCGTAATCCATCTCTTGCGTTACCATTATTAAAACTACAATTATCTGAAATATGTATTAATATGCAGGTAAGAAGTAGTGAAAATTTGTATCAAGTCTGGTCTGATATATTAGATGCATATATAAGTCCAGAATATTATTATGAATTGCATAAAGATGAAGCGATAAATATCAATACATTTGCACCAATAATTACATTAAATCCATACATAGAAGCAAATTATATATTTTTAGAAAATGAGGAGCGAAATAGTTTAATAAAAATGTCAAATTTTGTAAATGAAAATAAGCAAAGTGGTATGAGATATATGATTGAAAATGTATATGTATCAACAGAAAAAGAGCTTGAATCCAAATCAAGTACTAAGAATGATATATATATAGACATGCATAAACATGCAAAGGAGATTATATGGACGATGAGAAGAAGTGATTATTATAAATACAATATTTATAATAATTACACAGCATCTCCTACATATAATGAATATAGTAAAATTTTAACAGGAGCATCTATAATATGGAACAGAACAAACACACGTATAGAAAAAGATGCAGATTATTTCAGTTATTTACAACCATATCAACATCATACAAATGTTCCTAGAGTAGGAATTTATTGCTATTCATTTGCATTAATACCAGAAAAAATACACCCAACAGGTTCATATAATGGTTCAGTAGTGACAAGTACATTAAGATTAGAGATTGATGGTTCTTATAGAAATAATAATATTAATGAGAAATTGAGATTAAATAGTAAAGCTGAATATGAATTCAATTATTTAGTAAATATATATACAATAACATTAAATGTATTTGAGGTTATAGGAGGGAAATGTTTTCTTAAGTTTTCATGAAACCTTTAGTACATTTTTAATGTTTATATTTGAATAGAGAGGATGGATTTAATGTTATTTGTAGTTATTTTATTATCAGGATTGTTAATCAAATATTTAATTGATATAATAAATTCATTAAATAAAGAGATTAAAGAGATTAAAGATAAATGTATTGCAAATAAAGGTGAGAAGTTAATACCAAATACAAAAAATCCTGATGAACTGTTGAAAACTGATTTAATATCAAGTATTCAGTATTTCAAGGATTATTTTGACAACAAAAAAACATATAAATAATATGTTTATTATAATAATAAATGATCTATGCCTAGAAGATCTAAGAATAAGGTTGGAGATGAAAAAATAAATAACAAATGCAAAAATACTCTTATGAATACAATTGTTAAAGATATATCAATAGTAGAGAATGAAGATATAATATTGCAATTGCCAATAAATGATATAGTGAATCAAATAGATAATGAAGAATTAAATTATGCTGTACCAGAACCATATGAGCCAAATTGTTTTTATATAAATGATAATATGACAATGCAAAATATACAAGATAATATTGTAGATAATCAAATGGAAACTGATGTAAATGTCAAGATATTAAATGATACTTGCATAAAAGGAACAAATAATTGTTATTGGTGTTGTCATCCAATAGAAAATAGAATATTTGGTATGCCTTATAAATATAATAGTATAACAGATACATATACATTATATGGTAGTTTTTGTTCATTGGAGTGTGCAAATGCATATAATTTTTCAACACATAGTGGTAGCGATAAAGTATGGGAAATAAATAGTTTTATTCAAATGATAAGTAAACATTATGGACATACAAATCCAATACGTCCAGCACCATCAAGATACTTACTAAAGTTTTTTGATGGTCATATGAGTATAGAAGAATTTAGAAGAGCACATTTATCAATAGATAAGACCTTTTTGATTAACTTACCACCTATGATAAATACAAATTTTAACTATGAAGTTGTTAATACATCATATCTTAAGAATATAACAGATAATATGAATATAGTGAAGGATATAAATCATAATGTAGTTATATCAAAAATACCAAAGAATACAATAGACAATAAATTAAATTTAGTTATTTCTACATAAAGAAAAAAAATGATATAAAGAATATAATATAATGCTTATATGGTTATATAATATATAATGCAAGAAGAAATTTATTTCTCTCCATATAGGATTTCAACAATAACATGTAATGCTGATATAGGATGTAATGTTAATTTGGATTTAGGAGTATTATATGATAATATGAATATAGTAGAATTGAATGAAGAAGGTATTGTGTGGATGCAGTTTTTAAAGGATGACAATGATGTATATAGAGGTATTTACCCCAAGAAAAAGAGGAAAAGTAAAAAGAATATATTAAAAAAGAATAGGTTTGACAATCAGGTAACAGTAATATATAGATTTAACGAAAAATATATACCAAATGTAAAGATATTTAAGAATGGAAATATACAGCTAACAGGGATTAAAGATGTTTTGCATACAGAAATAATTGTAAATCATATTATTGAAGAAGTTAAAAGGATATATAATAATATTACTAAGAGTATTATTGTTAGCAAGGATAATGATTATAAAGAATTATCTCTACAATATCAAAATTTAAAAATAAGAATGATAAATACAGATTTCAAAACATATTGTGATAAAGAATTAACAAAAGGTTTTGAAATAAGACGAAAAGAAATTCATAAGATATTTATTAATGATGAATACAATAATAAATGTAGTTTTCAACCAGGTATATATCAAGGAGTGAAGTTAGAGTATTTCTGGAATAAAAATGATATTGAAAAAAATGGTATATGCAAATGTCCTACACGATGTTATGGTAAAGGCAGTGGGATGCATATAAATGATTGTAAAAAGGTAACAGGTGCCCTATTTGAAAGTGGGAGTATATTAATTACAGGAGGTATTGCATTTGATCAAGTAGATGATACATATAAATACATATGTGATGTTCTTAAAAAGCATAAAGATTTGATAAAGAAACCGCAGCCAAAAAATATAGTGTTTAGATAGCACAATTTATATTATAATCTAAGTTTTCATTTTTATAGGAATGAAAAAAATCTGTATTTATGGTATTGTTACCAGGTCTATTGTATGATGGTATATGATGTGGTGCATAAAAATGGGCACAATATGAAACAGCATCAGGAGTAATATGTGGTATTATGAAATTATTACCCCAAGGTTTTTTATCAAAAAGTACGTCTCCTGTATACAATCCAGCATTTTTTAAAGGTTCTGGAGCAGGTACATTAGGTTCATAATCTAATATTGAATAGTCTAATTCTTTTTTCATTCTTTCTATATAGATATAAAGAATAAATTTACTATTAAACTAATGAACCCCAATATGAATTTTAGTTACAAATCTTCGGAAGATATTCAAAAAGAATTAAATGATGAACAAAAGTCAAAGAAATCAAAAAAAAACAATATTGATTTTGTAAATGATGGACTTAGTACACAAGATATTCGAAAGACAATTGACAATATAAAAAAATATATTGAAAATAATAAAAATAATCAAACTTATGATGATATTATAAGTAAACTTAGAAAGGATTATTCTTTTTTTGCTAAAAGATATCCTATGTTATTTGATATGGCAACAAGAAATGATAATAAAGATGAATTTTCTGCAAATTTGCAATACTTTTTAAATATGAGAGATAGAATTGTCAATAATGAACTTACATCTGATGAAGCATCAAAACAAGTAGGGCAAGACTGGTTTGATAAATTTGTAGATATTTCAAAGATGAAAAATAGTACAACTAATGAAAAAAAATGATATAAGATTTATATAGATATATTATCATAGTTCACGTCAATCTCCATTAATCCATAATGAACTTGTGTAATAATTATGAT